GCATGTAATCCTGCCAAGCCATCAGCACCGGCAGCGGCAACTCGGCAAGGGCGTCCGTGTTTGCCTCTCCGACCATCGCCCCGAGATGGTGGAGAAACAGCCGGAACGGATCGCCCTTTAAGCGTTTCCCTCGTCGTCACCCAGGCCGGAAGCCTTCATAGCGGCCTCAGCAACGGCGCGCACTGTCGCGAAGTCTGCTTCCTCACCGAGCATTGCCAGATCGTCGTCCGTGAATGTGCGCACCCCGGACTCGTCACAGGCACAGAAGCAGCACACCAGCGACAGCGAGCGCACACCGTCGAGCTTCTCGTCGCCGCTCAGGGACAGAAGGCGTTCGAGTTGCGAGCCTGTCAGGGGGCGAATATGCAAGGTGTCGTCGCCGACCTGAACGGGGACAACGCGCTTGCGCGTGAATGCGTCCTTGCTCATGCGGTGAACGTCGGGTCGGTGTCGCCATCCCACGTGATTTCAAGCGTGGCGGTGCCTTCCTCATCATCACCGCCCGTGAAATCCACGCCAAAATCTGACACGTAGCCGGTTCCCGCGATCTTCGGGTCTGGAGACCCCGCGCCATCGAACAGGATCGTGATCGTCTCGGCAACGCCCATCGTCGGGCGCGTGCCGTCGTACTGCACGGTCATCGTCATCGTGCCCCAGTCGATGAGCTTGCCCGGCTTCTTCTTGCGTGACAGAAGACTCGACAGGTTCGTGACGTCCCGCGTTGCCACCGATGCGCCATTCAGAGGAATGAACGTCAACACCTTCGCGGCGTATGCAGAAGTGGCGAACGTGATTGTTGCCCCCATCGGGGATAGGGTCGTCGGAAGTGCCATTGCGATCTCCAGATACGAAAAAACCCGCATCGAGCGGGTTTGGTGGTGGGGAAGTCAGCGAGAACTAAACCGATGTAGCGGTCTCTCCGTACAACACGATCCAGTCCGTCGTGATGCGGTGCGTTCCAGGATCGGCGCCGTCAGTCGGGCCGGATAGATCGGTGCGTATGTCGTCCAGGTTGATGCTCAGCACGTACTCGCTACCCATCGCTGTCTGACGCCAGCCGTCGAGCTTGTCGCGCAACACATCGAACACAGCCATCGCGCTGTCGCGAGTCTCGGCAAATACGTCCAGTTGCAGCCGCATCCGCACCATGCCGCTGGGACCGGTGAGGTTCGGGTAACGCCGCTGGCTGATCTGGTGCTGCACGATGTACGGTTGCGTGCTCGCCTCCGGCGCCTGACCCGGATAGATGCGCGTCGATACCAGTGCAGTCAGCGCAGCAATCCCGGTCAGGTACGTGTACAGCGCGGCGTCCACTACTTGCCGGCCTGCTTCTCGATGCCCTTGCCGATGTCGCGAGCAATCAAGCGATACTCGCTCGCCTTGTGCTCATCGATCGCGGGACGCATGTATGGGTACGCGTCCACACTGCCGTGCCCGTACTCAACCGCAGTCGGGTAGTAGTACGGATCATCGGGCGTAATGCCGAGATGGTCGCGCTCCGGGAACGTCACACCGCGACGGATAAAGCCGCGCTTGGTGCTGCCGCGGATCTTGGATTTCTTGAACGCCTGGCGTAGCGTTCCGGTCTGCACCTGCACCTTGACGCCGGACAGGTTCTCGACGACTCGCGCGCGCGCACGAACCGCACTCTTGCGCAGCGCTTGCGCTACAACCTTGTTCTCGGCCCGGCCGATGAGCTTGAGCAATGCACGCTCAAGCTCCCTGACGCCGTGTACGGTGACATCAACGCTCACGAAACCACCTCCGTCGCCATGCACTCGTGCGAGATGCCGCGCTCTTGAGAGTTGATAACCTCAACGAGGTTGAACACGCGCCCGCGAAAACGAATGCGATTGCGCTTCGTCAATCCCGGAGAATGTCGCAGCCTAATATGATGTGTTACATCACCCTGCACGCGTTTCTCAGCGAAAAACTCGCGGCCACGCAAAGGATCAATACTTGCTGAGGTCGTGCGGTCGGTACTCCACGACTCGGTGTAGCCGCCTGATGCGGTACGGGCGCGCACAGCGGATTGGATTTGCACCCTATGCCGCAGCGGTCCCGCGCGCATCGCTCGCCTCCATCAGTTGCATGGCCTGTTCCGCTACCTGCTCTGGATAGATCCGCGCCCAAGCCGCGACGCAGTGCGGGCACGCCTGCCTGACCACGCCGCACGGCGTGCCGGGCCCGTCGTCCACAATCGCGACCTGTTCCGGGTAGCCGGTGATCTCGGACGTGATAAAGCCGCCGTACAGCACCACCGCCGGAACCCCGAGCGCGGCGGCGGCGTGGTGCATGGCGCCCTCGGGTGTGATGACCATGCGCGCCCCGGCGATCACCCCGGCGGCCTGCCGAAACGTGGACGTGACGACGCGCTGCGCGCCCTCCAGCGTCGGCCAGTCGGCCAGCCCGGGCTGTACAAGCCGCCATGGCAGCAGGTCGGCCAGCGCCTGCCAGCGCGCCCACCCCCACGCCTTGCCGGGCACACTCGGCTTGCTATGCGGTTGCAGGACGACGTAGGAGCCATGCGGCGCCATGGCCAGCTCCTGCGCGTCCAGGTACAGATCGCCGCGCGTCTGCTTGCCGGGCTTGAACACCCAGCGGTCCCGGTCCGTCGTGTCCACGTACGGACGCGCGCGCGGGCCGTCGATGATGCACTGGTACGGGCCTTGCTCGACCTGCGTCGGATGCAGGATGTGCGGGCTGGCGCGCCACGCCTCGTGCCAGCGCGGTTTGCCGTGGCGGTTCAGGACGGCAACCGGGAACGGATTGACCTTGCGGGCCTCGCGCGCGCGGCCGGCGGCCATGATTTCGTCACCCCAGCCCATACGCCCGCCACTCGTCCGCGTAAGCCACACCCTCGTATCCGGGCATATCCGGTGTGCCGCGCGTGTAGTGCACGGCCGCCGGATCAATGCTCGGATCGTCGTGGCCTTCGAGCCAGTTCCAGCGCGCCGGCAACGCCCCGATCTCGTCATCGCGCAGCCAGCCGAACGAGTGCAGCCAGCGCCCGGAGCACAGGTTCACCATGTTGGGCGTGAGCGCGGCATTACTCGGATGCTCGCAGTTCCACAGGATCAGGCTGCTCCAGTTCTTACGCGGGTACGCCTGCTGCGCCTGGCCGCGCATCTTCACGGCCTCGCGTGGCTTGTGTTCGTGCTGCACAACCATCACCGCGCGCGCATCGTCCTGCTCGTCGAACAGCATCGATACGTCTCCGCGCCACAGGAAATCCGAATCGCAGAACAACGCCCAGCCTCGCCACTGGCACAGCGCCGGGACAAGAAACCGGGTGAACGCGAAATCGGTAGAGAACGGACGACCATCGCCGCAGTCAATGCGTTGCCCGTCCACATCGGCATACTGCCGGCTATACAGCCCAGAGTGCCGCAATGCAGGTTGTTCCAGCGACTCAATCAAGATCGGCGCGGTGCACGTCATGCGTAGTGAGCTGGTGCACGTCCACCATGCGACGGTTTCGCGTTTGTCGTGGCCGACGAATGCACGCAGCGGTACTACGCCCATGACACGAAGTAGTCGCCCGACATGCGGCACACCAGCCGCGCGCCAAGCGACTCAAGCCACGTCACGGCCTGCGTCTCGCTGAGCCCGTACTTGACGGCGCGGTGCGGCTTCTGCTCGACCACCACTGTCGGCCGGTCACGCTCCAGCATCTGCTGCATGCCTTGCAGCGCGAACAGCTCATAACCCTCACAGTCGAGCTTGACCAGATCTATCTTGCTGGCGATGACGATATCGTCGTAGCGCAGCAAGGGTGTGCCGCCAGTGGTCACGCCCGGCATCGGGTAGGTATCGCCGCTGCTGGTCGGGTTGTGGTGCATCGACACAAAGCCCTTTTCATTGCCGAGCGCACACTCGTAGACCTGCACGTTGCGCACACCGCTACAGTTACGCATCAGGCAATCGACGTGCGCCTTGACCGGCTCGAAGGCGATGACGGATGCGAACTCGTGCGCCAGATGCATCGACCACAGCCCGCAGTGCGCGCCCACATCGACCACACAGTCACGGCCGTGCGTCAGTTCCAGGGCGCGTGCAAGCTTGCGATACTGGTAGGTCAGCACACCGCGCACGCGCTCGTTGCATGTCGTCATCCACTCCAGCATGTGCTGCTCGCCGTCAGGCAGCCACACCCCGCCGTGCTCGATCATCGACGCGGCCCGAACGGCGTTGGCGCGAGCCGGTGCAGCATTCCAGCCATCGCGAACACCTCGCGGACCTCGCGGCGCACCACCATCAAGCAATCCCATTGCGGCTGTATCTGCACGCGCACCTTGCGGTGATGGCCGGCGGCATACAGCCGCTTGAGTTCGTTCTCGGCGGTCACG